TTTGCATTTCATTGTTTTGTAGAGCACGTTGTGCAGCAAGTGCGCGGTCACCTAGACCCGCTTCAATACTTTCAAGCTGCTGTAGTTTTTCAGGAGTAAACACCATGTACGGCTCGTCGATAAGGGTCGGTATAAGGTCATCTCTGTAAACCCTGTCAGCGGCTGCCGAAGCCGCACGTAAACGTGCTGTCCGCAGAATCTCGGATTGTTGGTAGTTGTAAGCCTTAATACCTTGCTTATCTTCAATGATTTTCTGATTAATAGCAGAATTACGCATAGACTTGGGGATAGCATCGAGCAGCTTGGGGTCACCCTCGCGCTGTGCTAAAGCCAAAACCTGCGTATATACTGTAGCCTTAGCTTCATCAGGGTCTACACCACGGTAGTAACCTTTGTCACCAAGGGCTGCGATTTGGTCATTCAAGAACTGCCGGTTAGCAGTGTCGTCGTCACCATACTCATAGCCGTTACTCAGGAACTGCTCTATCTCGTAAGATACAGCGTCACCAAGTTGCGTTTGGCTTTCCTCTTTCACGAGGTCAGTCATGTAGGCGTTCTGCTTCGCCACCATGTTCTGACGGACTTGTGCGAGGCCGCTTGAGATACCCACGAGAACGTCGTCGTTCATACCTTGGGTGTCTTGGGATAACTCTGAGAACTGTCCTGTAAGCCAGCCGTTGTAGGCTTTAGGGTCGGTGCTGTTCTTGATTTCTGGGTCTAACTCAGCCCAGCGTTTTTCAATCTCTGTACCAATGCCAATAGCCTTGTTGTAGCCACGCTCTTGGTTGAAACCTTTCATAAACCAATACGAACCCGTGGGCGGTATTTCGCCCTTACGAATCTTCGTACCGTCAGTCAGAACACCGGTACGCGCTGCGGCTTTACCGGTTTCAAAGTCTTGTTCGTCTTGTTGTGCCTTACGGCGACGGATTTCAGGAGCAACAGCTTGCCCAAGGACACCTAGAGACTGCGCCAAGCGTTGCGCTTTGGCACCTGCCTCGGGGTCAGGCCGCGCTACGGTAAACGTATCAATAACGGAGGCCGTAGAACGCGCGGGGGCGACTACGCCCTGCGCCGGAATAGGCTTTCTTGCCATATTAGCCTCCTAAGGAATTGGTGTGGGGGTTGCGGCTGTGGTTGTCGCGGTTGACGTACCGGTTGTACCACCACCCATGAAGTACCCCGATGCGGCACCTACAGCCACATTAAGGATACCTTCACCAAGGCTTGGGCCTTTTTGGTACACAGCAGCATCAATACGAGACTGTGCTTCAATCTCACTGCCTTTGACAGCGTTCAGGAAGCCAAGCTCAAGGTTGTTCATCTTGTCTTGTATGCGCCCTTGATTGACTGCACCTTTACCAACTTCAGAGGCTAAGAGTGCATCTACAGATATACCGGTCACACCGGCATTCGCTGCTGAGGCGACTCCTGTTGATAAGGCGGCTTCTTTAACAAGGTCAGCATCGTAGCCCTCTTGCTGCACCGCACGGCTTTCATCTATGAATTGCTGTTGTTGCGCGAGGTACTTATTACGTGCTGCTATGGCTGCGTTTGCTTGCGTTTGACGAGCAGCTTTGTTTTGCGCCTCTGTCGCCTCAACCTGACTATTATGGTCGGCTCCAGCTTTTACAGCCATTAAAACAGCCATAGCGGTAGCGGGGTCACACATATTATTTCCTCTTTATGACAAACTGCAAAAACTCTTCTCCGTTTGCGCCTAAAGGCACACGGTCAGTAAACTCTCCGCCACACCAAAGTATCCACTTGTGGTGAAGGGTGTTTCTTGCGTCCGTGCAGTTCGTTAGTATTTTGTAATTACCGACCTCGAATAAGGTCTCGATGTATCGGTGTGTATTTCTCAGGAAACGCATTGGTTCCCTTTGGATGTAGGGGGTACACAGCATCCAGATAATCCCAAATTCGGGGTCAAGGGGGTGTGCTCCAACTCCAAAGATACCTACAGGATTATCCTCATCATCCACTATTACGTGGCAGTATTCTGAGGTCTCTATACCGTCCCTGATAGCCTGTTGAGGCGTTCTTTCAAGGGCAGCTACTTCCTGCTTATCAGCGTCCCTGAGACCCACTGAGAGAGGCTCTATGTCCTTCTCGTGGGCCTCTCGGGTTGTCATCATGTCTGCTGTGTCTTCGGATAATACATCGCCTCCCACTCAGCCGATGTAAAGGCTGACGGGAAGGGCGAATCATTGATTAATTTAATGGTTATCTCGGTGTTCTCACCGGGGGTCGAGAACCTGAACTCACCGGTCTCAAGGGCAACAGAGTCAAACACGTTGTTCTCTGAACCAAGGTTACGGCCAGTAAACAGCTTCTGATACTGTTGGCGACCTTTTGCCTTGAAGGTTGTCTTAAATGACGCTGAGTTGTCGTAGAAGACGTTCATGTAGCGCATTTGTAGACGACCATCTTGCAGAGCCACTTCACCACTACCCACAGTCCGGCGCACGAATTGTGGCGAGAACGTATAGGTGAACGTGAAGGGCACACCAACAAGTAGCTTGGTGGTTCTGTGGTCACCCGGGATGGTCACCGTCGAGCCTGATACAGTCGTAGAATAGACAAGACCGGCAGGTAATGCGCCGGATGTGCTATCCTTGTCCGTCACGGCGGTCATCGTTAGGCCGGTTACGGTGTACGGCATTGTGATGTTTGTCACATCATTACCGCTGTCATAGCTGACTGTCAGGTCATCAGTGTGAACTCGAGAGTCCAAGAGTGTCTTATAGGTATTCGTACCATCAACTTTACCCTCCTCAACGTCCACCTTAATGAGGTGAACACCGTCAGAACGGCTAACCAGCATATACAGGATGTCGTCAAAGAAGTCTGCGGATAGAATGGTGTAACCATCTGGGAACTCCCAGCGGCCCCAAGCTGACTGGAGTTTCTCCTGTCCAGCCCAGAAATACTTGTAGACGTACACATGGTTGCGTGAGTTGGTGTCGTTGGTAAGAACTACCACGATGTTTGCGTTGGTCGCTGAGTCAGCCTTGAAGACACCCTGTGGGATGTACTTAGGCACCTCGGCGGTCACCTCGGCGGCGTTGTCACCATCCGTGTTCGGGTCGAGGTAGTACTCGAGAACACCTGTAAATGAACCGGCAGTGTTATCATCGAAGAAGAACACGTTAGGGCCAACAGCGATGGCTTTGGCGGCTTTGGAGGCGTTAAACGCGGTGGTGGGAGCAATAGCTACCGTGCTAGGCGTTAGGATGTCGCCAGCTTGAATACGGAACTGCTGCTTGTCTGAGAATAGAACCAGCGTCTTATCGAACGGTACACCGTAAGACATAATCGAGGTGCGGTTCGAGGTTGACGCGATGTCGATAGGGTCACTGTCGAGAAGCTGCGTAATGGTAGTACGGAAGTAGTTCTCGTAGTTGTTGGTCTCTGACATGATGATGTTCTCATCTGCCAAGAACACCATGCGGCCCTTGAATAAGAATATGTCGTTAATCTTACGACCTACGAAGGACGGGTCAGGGTTGCTTGTACTATCACCCGATGCCCTGTCCTGATACGTATGCTCTTCAAAAGTAAACGTGCCATTCAGGTTCAACTTGAGGACGTGAGGCATCGTCGAGGCTGTCAGTTGACGGCCTTCGTCTTTACCAAATGTTTCTACCCATGAGTTGTTTGCGGCATCATAGACCACATAGTAGTCATCACCGGCCTCATCTACGTCACCAGACACACGGACAATCCGCTGGTCTGCGTCAGTAGGCGCGAGGTCGCTGAAAGACTGCACTTGGTCTTTGTACGAGGACATACCACGGTTACCATAGCCATCCTCTGTAGTGAGAACGTCAGTTGTAGCGAGGGTGGTCATTGATATGATTGAACCGTAGCGGTTGTTTGTCAGCCCAACGCCAGCCAAGTCACCTGCGAGGTTCGATGCAATCTCGTCAGTATTCTCGACGATGTTGCTTGTGTCAGAACCGTTCTTAGTCTTGATGTGTGCTTTTTGTACGTTGTTTACCTTGATGCGGTAGTCTGTACTAGCGACAGGCTGGAAGACACGCACGGTGCCATATGTACCAAACTTACGGCTATCCGAGGGCGTTGAGGCCGCTACAGTCTTGTCACGGTTAACCACAAACGTGGTGTCACCAATGGTCAGAAAGCGGAACCCGGTGCTGGCTGATGTGTTTGCCAGATAGGTTTTACCGTCGGGGAAGCTAATAGTCTTCTCCACGCCGTTCGTGTCGAACACCTTGAGGTCACCATCTGTAATGGTCGCAATGAATTGCTCACCTGTAGACGACTCAAAGGCGTGGACAGCCATTTCTGTTTGGGCTGATGAGTATACTTTAGCGAGGTGCTCTGAGGGCGGACGCTTCTGCAAGCCCGACACCACACTCGGTAGGGCGTTGACCATTTCAGTGGCCGCCGTTCTACCACGTACAGCGGGGGGCTGTTGAGAGACCCCGCTGATGAGGTTGGGGATTGTCGAGCTTACTAGGGGCATCAGTAGTACCTTCGTGTAAATACACCACGCTGGAGCGTTGCGCTCACATCGTAGCTGTCGGTGAGTATGTTGCGGTCTGCCGTTTCGTTTTCCATCTGACGCAGATAGGCCAGAGACCTAACTTCATCCTGAGCGTTGTACCCTGAGATAGAGGGGGCACCCAGTTGGCGTTCTTGGAATATACGTGCAGCGCGAATGGTGATGTACCGCCGTGCTACCTCGGGGAGCTTTGAGAAGTCGTGTAGAAGGATAATTTCTACAAACACTGAACCGTCAAACTCATATGTGTTTTTATAGTCAGAACGGTTGAACAGTTTGCCATCACGCTCAATGACGTTGATGGTCGAAGACTCTGCAATGCTATCTACCCGAAGGGTGTTCAGCGGTAAGATAATCTCTTTTGAGGAGTTCGGGCTGAGTTTACGTTTCTCAGTGTTCCAGTGCCAGCCTCTAGCTTGCACTTCCCGGCTTATCTCCTTTAGTGTCTCTCTGGCTATCGAAGCGTCAACTGCCAAGTCATCAAACGAGCTAATGGGCGACTCACCGATGTTGGCGAGCAGGGTATTGACTGCCTCAAGCTCGGAGGTTGGAGTCAGTATTGCCATGATTTTCTCCAGAAAAATGAAAAAAAGCCGAGAGGCCCGAAGACCCCCCGGCTAGAATGGTTAGGATGTAGCGGCATCCAACTCAATGATGCACTCAGGGCGCAATACGCCGTGACCGCAAGCCATACGAGATACCATCAGGCTGCCCTGACGTTCAATCTGGTATTCGCTCTCGGAAGCAATATCCATCAAGTGGACAGAGCCGAGACCTTGAGCTTGCATGACCAGAGCAGAAACAGTGCTTGCATCGACAGAATAATCAGTCGTTGCAGAGCCATTCTGTTTGCCTTGCTCGGTTGCACTTGTGTGGTTAACAGCCAGATTGTTAGTTTTAACAATGTTCAGGCCAGCAACCTTGAGGATGTTACCATCGGTTACGTTACCACCGTATGCACCGTAGTCACGGTTCATGACAGACGTATCCTGTACCAGAGCATAATATACTTCAGGTGATACGAAAGCAGTCCTGTCATTAGCAGGGACGTTCTTCTCGTCCAGCTTTTGAGCAGCCGTGTACAGGTTGGTTACGATAGTTGCAGCCGACGGGCTAGTGCCAATGGCGAGGCGTTCTGCGCTGCCTTGCTCGCTAACAGCACCGGCAGTGCCAGCGCGAGTAGCTTTAACAGCAGCGGCGAACAGTTGACGGTCATACGTCTGCGCCAAGGCTTGACCCATCTGAGCGGTGTATTCAGAACGTACATCGTAGTGATTTTTGGCTTCTTCGATGTTCGCAATGAACGTCGAGGTAACCAGAAGGTCATCAATAGTGATAACTTTCTCACCGTGGTTTACGTCTTGACCGAGGATGAGTTCGCCCGGTGCGTGGTACGAAGCGTCCACTTTGCCGATGGCGGGGAATTGTGCGGATTTACCGCTTGAGATTGTACGAACACGATGGCGTTCTTTGAGAACGGTGTTGGCATTGTATGTTGCCATAACTTCGCCGCTCCAAACCTTCAAGAAAAGGTTATCAGAACCGCTCGGGCCTGACGGGATGCCAGCGTTCGTGGTTGAAAAGGTCTGTGCCATTTTTTCTACCTACTTATTTAGATTTTACGATTGGGTTGACACGCTACTTCTCAAACACACTCAGTAAGCTGGAGGTTATCCACCGTAGTGGGCCGTCCGTAACCTTGCGGTTTGTTAAATTGCGTAGATGCGAGTCGTCACTCGCCGCCCTCCTAAAGAGGAGCGACAGTTGCCAATCAGAATTTTATGGAAACTATGATAAATGTGACTGCATATTTGATGACTTTATAGCCTTCAACCAGCACATTCATAGTCATTTATTTCGAGACCTATTCTTTGATGGGGATTGTACCCGTAGGTTGGACGGGGAGTTGTTCATAGGGTTTCTATCCTTATGGTCAACGTCCTTACCAGCTACGGCTGATTTACCCTTCTTCTTTATCATCAGTCTACGGGCAGAGTTACGCTTAGACCGCTTTGCGACTTGTTCTGGCCGCGAATGGTATTTGCGGTATTCCCGCCCATAGTTTCTTTTCATGTCATTTCTTCCACTTGGAAATAGACCTAAGCCCAAAGGCCGCCCCCACGGCACCAAGCCATGCGGCGATGTACCATTCAGGAACGGACTCATTTAGGGCATTAAAACCTGCCTTCACACGTTCGGCGTATTCTTCGCCAAAGAAGACAAGAACAATAGGTACGGCTAAGAGTACGCCGTAGAACTCATCGAGCCAGCCATTGTCGGCATTTTTTGCCCACTGGCTCTCCCAGTCTACTTCGGACTGTGCCACCTTTTTTGCGATTTCGGTTTTTGCCTTTTGCTCCTCGGCTTTACGCTCGAGGTAGTTACCAGCAACATTACCGACGAGGCCGAGTGCTTGACCTAACAGATTAAGCATCTGCGCCTCCTTAAATAATGTTTGAACGAGATAGTTTCTGTTCGACATCGGCGCGGAAGGCCGGGTCGTTTTGGTAACGAGGGTCGTTCATATCTTGCATCATTTCAGCAACAGAGCGATATGAGGCACCACCTGTTACTGGCTGGCCTCCGACAGTCCGCGACGGTTCAACCGTAGCGTCTGCGCTGTACCGGGCTTGAAGCCCCTGTACGGCCATCATTGTTTGATTCATGTCACCGCTGTTAACTGCGGTATTGAACGCATCAATCGCACCGTCATCGAGGTTATCAGTTGCCCAGCCTAGCATAGACTCGTAGTTGTCTTCACCACCGACAGACCCATAGACCTGCTGGCGTGTTGACTCGAGGAGTGCCTCTTGTCCCTGTGCATACTGGTCAACAAGTTCCCGTGGGATACCGGCCTCTTGAAGAACCTCGTAAGACTCTTCAGAAAGACCACCATTTTCCCAGTATTCAGAGGATAGGGCATCAAAGTCGAGACCGGCCTCAGTGATAACCTGTTCGGCAGCTTCGTTAACTTCCTCAGCTTCGGTAGTTTCACGTGACGACATCTTACCTTGCAGTTCGCTGTACGCCTTGGCGAGGTCTTCGGGTGAGTTAAACTTCTCAGGAAGCCACTCCGGGCGGTCATCAGGCTCACCATCAGATGGCAGAGCGGATTGCTCAGGTTGTACGGCAGCTTGTTGTGCCTCGTATTCCTGTTCCAGAGTGGGGTTATCTTGTTCCTCAGCGCTATTAATTTCAACACGTTCGGTTTCAGCCATTAGTTTGCTCCTTTGGCCGCTGCGTTAATTGCCGGGGCTACAGCACTTTGTGCCATATCCATCATTTGTTGTTCCTGCGTTTGCTGCATAGCGGCTTGTTGTTCTGCTTGTAGTTGTTCCTGAGACTTGACCAGACCGTCCATGTCGATACCTAGAGCGGTACCTACACGTTTAATGAAGTCTGCGGGGTTCAAGTGTTCAGCGATTACTTCTGGCCCTAAGATGCCTATTGATTGCATCAGAGCCTGATATTTGTTCAGGTCGTGTCCGCGACCAAGTGCTTCCAGACCAGTTACGATGGTCGGGGCAATAACACCCTTCGGCAGTTTTGGCAGACGACGTTTAGAGGTCATTCTGTCCATGATGCGGTTGACCAGCGGTAGCTGGAACTCTTGTGAGAGAAGGGAGTAAACACCGCCCAGCGCATCTTCAAGCTCACCAGCCATGTAACGAACCTCTTCGGCTGTCACACGTTCAGCCTGACGCTGAATCGAGGTGTTCATCAAGAAGGCAAACGCTAGACGCGATGTTATCTCTTGGGACACAGAAGAAGCTACAGACATATCTGCTTGCTTCTGTACCTGTAGGGTGGAAACTTCTGCGGCATCCCCGGTGACGATTGCGCCATTAGGGGCTTCTGCGATGTCCTTCTCACGTGTCACACCATTCGGCGTAACCATGAACAAGACTTTAGCAGAGGCAGCGGATGCTTCCACGATTGCTTTAGATAGACCCTCCAGTGCCACGAGGTCGCCAAGGTATTCCTCGACGTATGAGCGGCCATAGTCCTCGCCATCAATGCGAGTCCAGCGGAGAGCCATGAAGGGAGGCTTCTCGAGGGGCCATCTGCCCTCAGAGCCGGGTACGATTACACCATCAATTTCTTGATAGCCAACCCACTTGTTTCCTTCGCGGTAATACTTTGTGTATACGTGAACTTCTTTTTTAAGGTCACTTGGTAAGCCTGTTTTTTCCGTGGCGATTTCCTTGAGGTCATCGGGCAGAGCAGCATAGGCTGTCTCTTCCTTGATGATTATCTCGAGTGCGTTACCCATAGTGCACCGTTTGATAACATATCTATCCATACGGAATACACGGGCACCACCATCTTTAGGCGTAGCAAACAGCACATTACCTGATACGATAAGCTGTTTTAGTGCCTCAAAGACTGGTGGACGCAAACCACTAGACTCAATCTCGGACATAACTGCCCGTTCAACTTTATTGAGTCCTTCTTCAACTTTGGCTCGCATACCTTCCTGCTTGGTCAGTTCTTCAAGCGTGAAGTCGTCAATAGTTAGACGAAAGAACGGACTGTTCGGCGGCAGGAGAGACAGCAATAGTTTTGCTGCGAGGTTGTTCACACCACGCGCACCAATGCCCTGATAGGGCGTGTAGAAGCGGCTTGACTGGCTGTGGCCGCTTTCCGGCATCAGCGTAGGAATAGTCAAACGCGCACACTCACGGGCGCGGTCAAGAAATGTCTCACGCTCAGAGACAAGCTGCTCATAGCGTTGAGCGCAAGAGTTTCCATTGTGCATAATAATTTTCCTTATCCGGCGACGTTAGGCCCAGAACCACCTGAGATACTTAGGTTACCACCAGCCCGGTAAGTTTTATTACCGGTAGACATCCGACTACGCGCTGCGGATACGCTTGAGCGAGCCTTGTTCTTTTTCTTTTTCTTTTTCTCAATCTTCGGGGCTTCTTTAGGATTACCCAGAGGGGCTTTAGGCGGCTTAGGTGGGTCGATGTTCAGTACGTCGTCTTTCACTTTTTCAGGCAGTAGTTTATCTACGCCATCAATAATAACGTCTTTTGCCGGTTGTAAAAGCTCATCGTCAATCTTACGGCCAACGTCTTTGACGTTATCTTCAAAGTTCCTAGCCTCTTGTTTGAGCTTATTACCCACGCTCTTAATACCGCTGCGGAGACCCCGACCAAGGTCACGAATGCCTCTTGATATTTTTCTCAAGAAAAACTCAGGATGTCCTGTTTCGGGGTTAAGGCTGTTCTTCGCATTTCCTACAATGTAGGCATCCATGTCTGCCTCAGCAACGTCAAACGCCTTCTTTAGGACTTTTTTGAGTTCCTTGCTTGCAAGCATTTCACGCGGAATAACCAACTCACCTTTAGTCAGGTGACCAAGCACTGTATCAGTGCTTCGGCCTTTTTTGGCAATAGTCATCTTTTTCATAATTAACCTGCCATATTAACTGAGGTGCCTGATGTCCCCTTACCTGAAATAGCCAACTTGTTACTCCCGGCGCGATATCCTTTGGTGCCTTGCTTCCTCTTACGAACTTGCGATGCCTTAGCCGCTTCAGCTTTGTCAGGGGCAGATTGTGTAAGAACCTCAGCAGGAGGAGGGGCCGGAGGAGTGGGTTGAATGTCAGGCATTTTTGGAGAGCTTGATAAACACATAATGTTAGCCTTTTAGTATATTTTCGTTCTGTTCCTCGAGCTTGTTCTTTAGAAAGCGAACTACTGATACCTGCCCAGCCTTAAACCAGACCTCCTTATCAGGAGTATCTAAATGCGGATATTTGTCTGGGTATAGTTTCTCGAGGTACTCTAAGAGTGTTTTATTTATCTGAGGAACCATGTTGTTTCCTTTAAGGGTTCTATAGTGAGGGTAAATGAGGGGGCTAGAGCCTAATCAGCCCTAACCCCTTGGTTTTACTCTGTATTTAGCTTTTCAAGGTTTTTCTGTGCTTTTTCCCTTGCCACAGCCTTTTCTTTGTCTGTCATTGTCCGCCAAGCAGATATGTCAGAGACGTGGCGGCCACAGCCAAGACACACGCCTTTACTCTGGTCAAGCTGGCATAGGTGTTGGCAGGGACTACACCCCATCAGGTAATATCCACAATTTCACAAGCTCCACTGCTACAGGCCATTGTTTGTGACCCAGCAGTATTGTCTTCTTGCTCAAACTCTTGCAGTTTTGCCCAGTCTACTGACGCTGGCATCTTGCTTAGAGCTTCCAAATACTGCTCTTTTTCTATCTCCTCATAAGGAGCTTGTTGGTACGTGTGGTCACTATGTGGTAAGAATGAGATGCCGGACAGTAAATCGAAGTTGTCAAATACCCACGAACCCACTTGTAACCACTCCTCATCGCGCACCGAGATGGTAACGGATGGTTTGTGCTCACACCAATGCAGGGAATACCGCTTCCAAAGCTCAAGCTGCTCTAGGGCAGTCATTTGGTTACGGGTAGTGGCACCGTCTGGAGCCTTGACGGGGAAGCTAAACACCGTAGTGCTATCAGGCTTCATGTAGTCAGGCTCGGCAGGGATGCCTTGGTCTTTCATGAATTGCGTGAGAGGGTCTTTGTTATCACCGCGTACGCTGCGAATATAGTAGTCGCTATGACGAGCATGGATGCCACTAGCACTGTCCACGAGCTGTGATACAGTACCCGAAGGCTTGACGCAAGTGATAGCCGCACTCGGTGGGATTGCAAGTAACTCTGAGTAATTGTTGTTCGTCTGTATAGCGATGCTACGAAGGCTCTCCAGAGTGGATGGGTCAGCAGTTCTTGTGATTTCATTGTCCATAATACCTGTCAAGCTCACACCTAACAGCCTTTCTTCTTCTGTGTTTTTGCGCCAAACCGGGCGAAGGTATGGCATATTTGTAAACATTGATTGAATAGTTCCGAGAATGGTCGCCAACTTTACTTTGCGCTCTAACGACTTCTTAGTGTCCGTAGGGCGTACGACAACCTCGGTAAGGTTACAGAACTGGTACGGGCGAAGAATAATCTCAGAGCAGGGATTGGTTCCCCATTCATGACCGGTCTCACGTCGTCCCATGTTCTCAACGTGCTTGTCTGCGGCTGTGCGAGAGAAGATGCCCCGCTCGCCGGACTTAGACTCGACCAGAGACACCCATTCGCGCAGGAAAGACTCCATTTCTGGCTTTTCGGTGTAAGCCACGGAGTTATTCGCCAAGGCCATCTCAGGGTGGGCTTCCCACCACTGGCCGGACTTAGCGTGACGCATACGGTCATCTTGTAGGTTGCTGAGGCTAATCATTGCGCTGCGGCGTACACCGCCTACTACGACAACCTCGCCAATCTTGCACATGATGCTGTGGCACTCAAAGCTGTTCAGCTTACGACCAGCAGCTTCCTTGAACCGTTCAACGGTATATTTGAAGAGTGACTCGAGTGGCTCCGGCCCGGAGGCACGTCCACCAAATGTCTTGAGACGCGCACCGGCAGGGCGGATTTTACTCATGTCCCAGCGCGGGATGTCACCCGTATAGAGCAATGAGATTAACTTGCGGTAAGACTTTGCCCAGCCCTCTTTACTGTCCTGCACGACGATAACGTCCTCAGACTCCTCGAGGTCTTCCGGCACGACAGGTAGCTTCTTCACACTATCACGCTCCACGCTAAACCCAACACCGGTGCCGCACAGGAGGATAAACATTGCCTCATCGAAAGCGCGGGGGTGGTCTACGGGTAGGTAGGAACAGTTGTAGACGCTGGTGTTGTCACGGTCTGCGGCAGCCCCAGCGGTCATAACGGCTCGCATAGATGGCATAACCTCTAGGTTAAGGATAGCGTTGCGTATCTGGTCTACAATTTTCTTGTCTTCAATGTGCCGCTCGACGATATTCTCGATATACCGTTCTACTGTTTCAGGCCATGTCTCGCGGCGTTGTTTGTCTTCCAACCACCGTGCGTAACGGCTGGTTGCAATAAATGTTTGATAATCTGTTGGTAGGTAATTGTTCATCGGTTATCGCCACTCCCTTGCAGCGTCCCTCTTTCTTGTCTGGTTTGTAGTTTCTCGAGGTTTTGCTCGGCTAAGTTTTCAAGCGAGATGTCGAGGTCGTGAGCGAGGGCGGACAGATACCAGAGAACGTCACCCAGTTCCTTGAACAGGTCAGACCGGATGTCGTCGATAGACAGCCCGTCGCGGGTGACCTTCTTAATCTTGTTGCAGACCTCGCCCACCTCACCGGCGAGACCTAAAGCTGGGTAAGTAACTTTAGCCTCTTCCGGGTATATAGCGGTTCTTTGGGCTGCGATTTGGTAAGCTGATAACTGCATAATTTCTCCTTAATCCTCACGGGGTTGCTGTACGTTGCGTAAGGCTTCCGCAAACGTGAGGTTTTTCTTGCTACTGTTGTTCTGGTGCCGGATAGCGGCCTTTCGTAGCTTTCGTGTCGCTGCTTTCTTAGCCTTATCCATCTTGTGCCTCAGCCTCTTTTATGAGCTTGTTGAGGTACCACTGTGCCTTCTTGAGGTCGTCTAGACGCTTACCCTTGTAAGGGCTTCGCACCACATACTTGATGATGTTGCCCTCGGTAAACGACAAGTCCCAAGCGGTGATGAAGTCGTATACCTCGATGCTGCCCATCGTGTAGTGGTCAGGTTGGTTGATGTTGTCCTTACGGCCTTGCCAAGCCTCAATCTCGGCCTTGTGCCGAGCCTTGCTGTAACGCTCGTTCATTGTCCGTTGCTCCCTGTATTTGCGTCCCATGTAGTCGTGGTAGGATTCTCGGGTTTCGGTAGCCAAGGTTTCGCCTCCTGCTTCTCAAAGTCGTAGTCTTCATGTCGGCAGATGCGAGCTACTCGAGCCTGAACCAAGGCTTCCCGTTCGGTAAGACCTTTGGCTAGGTATGTATCTTCCACTATTTGCCAGTCGGTTGAGATGTCGAGGATAGCATTGGCTCTCTTGACCCCGATGCCGGGGCAGCCAGAGTAACCATCGACGGTATCGCCCATAAGTGTTTGCAGCATATGGAAGCGGTGAGCTTCCTCTTCGCCAACCACGCTTACCTCATCCATCACCCAGTGCTTGCCCGGGATTTGCATGAGGTCTTTGTCGATTGACCAGATGATGTAGTCATTGTTGTCTGCGGGGTCGGTGGCGAGGATGCCAATAACATCATCACCTTCCAGTCCCGGCATGGAGACGCAGTTATATGTCTCCTCAACAAACGCTTTCAGAGGTTGATACGCTATGGGCTTGCGGGTGTTCTTCCGGTTGCCCTTGTAGGTGGGTAGAATGTCCTTGCGGAAGTTCTTGCTATCTGAGAAGCAAAACACCATGTCATCGGTGGCAATGCCGGTGTCTTCCTCAAACTGTGAAAGACGCTCGTCTAGAATTACTTTCGCTTCTTTTGCGTCCGAGTAAAGAACGTGAAGGTCATCAGTGAACTCCACAATACGCTCACTAATAGCCGATGCCTGATATACAATAATATCTGCATCAATTAACATTTTCTGGGTCATGACCGAACAGTATCTCCACGTTGCTATGGTTTTCACGAGGCTTTATCGACTTGATAAGTGCTTCCGCTAAAGCGTGAGCTACGGCGTTGATAAGGGCTTTGCTGTCCTCATCCTGTAACTCCTCATACGTTTTCGTCAGTACGCAAAGCTCCTGATAAGGAGTCCTTGGAGATACGACGACACCGTATTGTCCATCTTCTTCATAATCTTTAATCATTTTTACTCCTTAGTGGGTTTCTGCCCAGTTACTACCGACCTTGTATTCACCCGTCAGAGGAACCCTGACATCGAGTAAATCACCGGTAGTTACGATTGCATCGACCGCAAGCTGGCCTACTTGGTCAGCACATTCTTCATCAGCTTCGATTTGTAATTCATCATGTACCCATGCCACTTGCCCACACTTATGGTGCAAGTTATGGTCACGCAGAGCTTCATCAAAGGTCACCATCCATTGCTTACAGACGATTGCCCCGGCTGATTGTAGAAGGGTGTTTAGGGCTGCGTGGTTTGACCGTATGTGCAGTCTCCGACCATCTAGGCCGGTCAGGTAACCCTGCTGCTGCGCCTTGCCCTGTACGGCCTCTATGAGGTGCTTGAGGGCAGGTGTCTGAGCCAGAAACTTCTTCTTGAGTTTGCTGCCTATAGCGGAACCTTTACCGACAATCGAGCCAATCTTGGCTGCCCCTGCGCCATACAGGAAAGCGTAGATAAACGTCTTGGCTTGAGGTCTGGTTTCCAGCCCGGCGGCCTTCTGGTTTACCGTGTGGATGTCACCGTTGATGACGACATCGGCATACGCTCCGTCATCCCAGCGGGACATATAGTGACCCAGCATACGAAGCTCGAGGCCGGACACGTCCACGCCGACCAGCTTGCGGTCACCTGTAGGTACGAAGAGTGCGCGGCACTCCTCACCATAAGGCGCACCCACAGCCGGTGTCTGTGCGACGTTGGGGCTGCGGTGTGTTGCCCGTCCGGTGACAGCACCGTTGGTGATGACCGAGCCGTAGATGCGGCCTTCGGTCTCAGCTTTGAGCCACGCCTGTGCGCCCTCAGCCAACATACCGATGCGTTTTTGTATCATTAGATACTCGGACATCAGCTTGGCCTCGGGATACGGCAGGGAAGATAACACGGCTTCATCTACTTTGGCGTGTCCATCATTGGTAAACTCTTTCGGCTTCCAACCACGGATGGCGATAAGACGCTTGGCGATGTGCTGGCGAGAGCCGGGATTGAACACCATATCTTTGGTCTTCATCACCGGCACCCCCTTGACGTAGCCTAGCTTCTTGTTGTTGACCTTGGGGATAAACTCCCCAAGCTCTTCTTCCCAAGGTGGAAATGCGTCCTGTAGTTCCGCTTCGAGTTCCAACCGACGCTTTACTAAGCGTTGATATAGATGGACGGCGGCGGCACGGTCAAAACCGAAGCCGCGCCCCTCTTGTTCCGATACGACCCACTGAACACTATGTTCCAGTTCTATCGCTCGCGCAGAGTAGTCCTTCGACTCGATGAGCTTCCACAGCCTATCGGTGACTTCCACATCCTGTTCGCAGTAGTGCTGCATCTCCTCAGACCACTGTTCCCAACCACCTTGGTAGTCTCCCTTGTGTTCGTTCAGCCTATGCCCCCATGAGGCTAAGGAGTGACGACCAACCAACTTGGGCGGGTAATCACTACCTTTGGCAATCTTAGCCCGGTCTCGGTCACTGAGGTCAG